AACCACGCGATTGGTTATCACGTCCATCAGGACGCTTGTCCGATCATGGTTGTGCAGCCGACTGTGGAAGACGCGCAGGGCTACTCAAAGGAAGAGATTGCCCCGATGTTGCGGGACACGCCTTGTCTGACTGGCTTGGTGAGTGAGTCGAAAGCGAAGGACGGGAACAACACAATTTTGCAGAAGAATTTTCCTGGCGGCACGTTGTCGCTGGTGGGGGCTAATTCCCCACGTGGTTTTAGGCGTGTGAGTAGGCGCGTTGTTTTATTTGATGAGGTTGACGGCTATCCGGCGTCGGCTGGGTCTGAGGGTGATCAGATCAAGCTGGGCATCAAGCGAACTGAGTATTACTGGAACCGCAAGATCATTGCCGGCAGCACGCCAACGGTGAAGGACTTCAGCCGCATCGAGCGGATGTTTGAGGAGTCAGATCAGCGCAGGTACTACGTCCCTTGTCCTGACTGCGGTGAGATGCAATATCTCAAATGGGCAAACATCCGGTGGACTGATAACGATCCGGAGACGGCGGCCTATGCGTGCGAAAGCTGCGGCATGTTGATCCCGCACTCAAAGAAGCGTTGGATGGTTGAGCGCGGTGAGTGGCGGGCTACTGCGCCGGGCAACGGTAAGCACGCAGGTTTCCACATTTGGGCGGCGTACAGCTACAGCCCAAACGCGCGTTGGGCTGATCTTGTCGCTGAGTTTTTAGAGGCCAAATCAAACCCTGAGCAGTTGCGGGTGTGGATCAACACCACTCTTGGTCAGACGTGGTCTGACGATTACAGCAGCGCGATGAGTGCTGAGGTGTTGCTTGAACGTTGTGAGGATTATCAAGAGGGCGTGCTGCCTGCTGGTGTGCTGGCGGTCACAATCGGCGTTGACGTTCAGGGTGGCGGCGGAACGCTTGGGGAGAGATTGGCAATCAGCGTGTGGGGCTGGGGCCGCAAGGAAGAGGGCTGGCTGATTCAGTACGTCGAGATTGCAGGCGACCCGACGCGCTCTGAGGTTTGGAAGCGGTTAGATGAGTTTGTGATGCGCCGCTGGCCGCATGAGCTGGGCGGCAGTTTGAAGGCTGACTTCACTGCTGTTGACTCTGGCGGTTTAGCCACGTCTGAGGTTTATCAGTACGCCAGGGAGCGCAAGGCGCATGGCGTCATTGCGATCAAAGGTCAGAGCCAACGCGACAAGCCACCGATAGGCAAAGCTACGAGAGTTGACATCAACGCCAATGGCAAGACGTTAAAGAAGGGGGCCAGCTTGTTCCCTGTGGGCGTTCACAACATCAAAAACACAATGGCGGGCCGGTTGAAGTACACCGAACCGGGCGAGGGTTACTTGCACTTTCACGCGACGACTGGTGAGGAGTTTTTCAAGATGCTTACGGCTGAGGCGCAAAAGATCAAATTTGTGAACGGCTTTCCGCAGCGGATTTGGGTAAAGAAGGGCGGGGCAAGGAATGAAAGCTGGGACGGATTGATTTATTGCTACGCCTGTTTGCAGTTGCTTTACCGCAAATACGATCGCCGGACAATTTGGGATCAGTTGGAAAAGCGCCTGGAACAGCCGCTAAGATCAAAGGAAGTGAAGGCGAAGCCTGCCGCGTCGTCGTCGTTCGTTAGCAACTGGTGAAGCCGTGACGCAACTCCCAAACAAAATTAGGGCAGGCGACACGATCAAATGGCGAGTTGATGCCAGCCGGGACAATCTGGGCAACTCGATTGATAGCGGCTCTTGGAGTTTGGTCTACTACTTCCGGACCAACACCAATAACGAAGGGCACACAGCCACAGGTACGGCGTTCGGCTTGGGTTGGGAGTTCACAATCAGCGCGTCTGATTCAGATGGCTTTGATGCTGGCGACTGGTTTTTCCAAAGTATTGCGACCAAGGACAGCGAGTCAGTAACGCTGGCGACGGGTCAGATTGAGGTGTTGGCTGGCCTTGACTACACAGGTGACAGCCCTAGCGCATTTGATGGCCGCACGCAGGCTGAGAAAGATCTAGCCGCTGTTCAGAAGGCGATCAGGGACATAGCCAACGGCAATACCGTTAAGAGCTACAGCGTTGCCGGTCGCAGTCTGACTCGATATGAAATGTCAGATCTTATTGCTTTGGAATCTAAGCTCAAGTTTGAGGTGCAGCGTGAACGCCGCGCCGCGCTGATTGCCAATGGCAAAGGCGATCCCTTCAATCTCTTTGTTCGTTTCTGATGGGCCTGGCAACGCGATTTTTTCGGGCTCTGGGTTATGAGCCACGCCGTCCGAGGCGGCGTCAGTATGAAGGCGCAACGATGAGTCGGCTTACGTCTAGCTGGGTAACTGGCGGGACGAGTGCAGACGCTGAGATCAATAGCAGCCTTGCCAGGTTGCGCAATCGTGCGCGTCAACTGGTGCGTGATTCGGACTATGCGCGGCAAGCGAAGCGCGCGATTATGAACAACGTCATCGGGACTGGCATCAAGCTGCAGGCCCAAGTGATGATGCAGCGCGGTGGTCGTCTCGATGAAGATCTCAACAAGCGGATTGAGAAGGCTTGGAAGTATTGGGGATATAAGAGTTATTGCGACGTCGCTGGTCGTCTGTGCTTTGCCGACATTGAGCGCATGGTTATTGGCGCCATGTGTGAATCTGGCGAGGTGTTCGTCAGGGTGATTCGTCGTCCTTTTGGTGGCAGCCAAATCCCGTTTGCGCTGCAAATCATTGAATCAGATCAACTTGACGAGACTTACACCGGCAAGAGCAGCGCCGATGGGAACGAATGGCGCATGGGTGTTGAGGTCGATCAGTTCGGCCGCGCTGTGCGTTATGCGTTTTTGCAGAAGCATCCTGGGGATGCACCGTTTAGCGGCACTGCAGCAAAGCGCCACCTGATGCTGTCGGCTGATGAGGTGCTGCACCTTTACATCCAAGAGCGCCCAGGACAGACCCGCGGCGTCACTTGGTTTGCCTCAGCAATCAAGCGTCTGCATCACCTTGCTGGCTACGAGGAGGCAGAGGTCATTAGGGCTCGTGCGTCTAGCAGCCTGATGGGCTTTATCACCACAACTGAGGGTGAGCTTGGAACCCCTGAGGAGGTCTATGACAACGATCGCGTTGATTCGTTTGCCCCTGGCGTTTTCAAGTATTTGCAGCCGGGTGAGTCGGTGACGGTGCCATCCCTTGATGCACCTGACGGGCAATTTGAGCCGTTCACGCGTGGGATGTTGCGCGCTGTCGCTGCTGGTATTGGCACCAGTTACGAGAGTGTGAGCCGTGATTACAGCCAAAGCAACTACAGCAGTAGCCGCTTGGCGATGCTGGAAGATCGCGACAACTGGCGGTCAATCCAGCGTTTTCTGATTGAGAACTTCCATCAGCCGGTTTTCAACATGTGGCTCGAGATGGCGGTGATGGGTGGCGCTTTAGATCTGCCTGCCTATGAGGCCAACCCTGAGCGTTACCGCTCGATCAAATGGTGCCCGCGCGCTTACGGGTACGTTGACCCGCAGAAAGAAGTTGCCGCCTACAAGGCAGCTGTGCGCTGCGGGTTCAAGACCTTAGCCGATGTTGTAGCTGAGCAAGGCGGCGATCTGGACGATCTGCTCAAGCAACGTCAGACAGAGCTGGCGATGCTCGATGAGATGAGCATTGTTCTTGATACTGATCCAAGTGAGGTCAATGGCGGTGGCAATGTTCAGCCAGGTCTAGGCATGGGAGCAATTCCGGCCTTTGACGAAACTGAGCGACCAGGTGAGCAACAGCAGGAAGAACCTGAGGTGGAAGAGATCCCTGAGGAACAGGTTGAGCTTGTAGCTGAGCCGGAGGTGACAGAAGATGGCGACGATTGAAGGCGTCGAGATCAACCTGATGCCGACTGAGGGCATGAGGGAAGAGGCGCAGCGTTATCGCGATTGGAAGGCTGACGGCGAAGCTGGCGGCACTGAAGTTGCAGCACGCAGGGCCACACAGATTCTGAGCGGTGACGAGCTAAGCGCTGACGTTGTGATTGCCATGAGTGCATGGTTTGCTCGTCATGAAGTTGACAAGCAAGGCGAAGGATTCAGCCCCGGAGAAGATGGCTATCCCTCAGCCGGCAGAGTTGCATGGGCAGCATGGGGAGGGGATGCCGGAATGAGGTGGAGTAGCGCCAAAGCAGATAGAATCAAGGCAATTCGTGATAGGAGCATGGACACGAATCGGGCGGAGCCTGACGAACTATCCGTGGGCGATTTTGTCCAATGGAATTCTTCAGGTGGTCAAGCTAAGGGCAAGATTGATCGCATTGAGCGTGACGGCTCGATCAACGTGCCGGATTCTGACTTTGTCATCAACGGTGACGAAGATGATCCCGCTGCTCTGATCACTGTTTATCGCGAAGGCGACGACGGCTGGGAAGCTCTCGATGTGCAAGTGGGTCACCGGTTCTCAGCGTTGACCAAGATCCCGGCGCTGCGTTGGCTTGAGGGCAAGACTTACAAGCGCAGCGAAACAACGACCTTTGATGAGGTTGAAGACCGCACCTATCAGTTCCCCTTCTCCTCTGAGTTTCCGGTTGAGCGTTACTTTGGTAGCGAAGTTCTGAGCCACGAAAAAGGCGCAGCAGATCTCGACCGGCTGAATGACAGCGCACCGTTGTTGTTCAACCATGACCCTGACCGTGTGATCGGTGTTGTGGAGCGTGCCTACATCGACGAGAAAAAGCGTCGGGGTTACACGCAAGTGCGGTTTAGCCGCAATGAATTCGCTCAGGAAGTTCTGAGCGATGTGAAAGATGGCATT